TGCTCAAACCCGTGAGCAACAACGCCCTCCATACCCGGAATAAAACATAAAATAAGTGGGATTGCTAGAATTATGGAAAAAAACTCGTCCTTCCACGATCCACCAGAGTTCTCAGCCATGATCCGTTCCCAGTCAGCCGTCGAAGTCTCTTTAGAGAGTAAAATTTTTGCCTTACTCTCAGCCTCTACAAGTTTAAGTTGTGCAGCCGCAGCTTGCTTATCAGCCTTTCCTTGAAGCCATGACCCTGCCAGATTAGCGACGGGGCCAATAAAAGAGGATATTATACTCATTTTTCTAAGTTCCTATCATCAAAAGTAATGGATGCTTTCTTTTTGTCTGCGTTTGCAGAGTAAGCATTGAATCCCATAAATGCGGCAACAACACCGGACGCAGCTATCACATAAACAGATGCAATGTCAGTTATAAGTGAAGCCGCTTTGTCAAAGCCAAGCACCGAAGAAAGCAAGATAATGAGCGGATACAAAAGCATTCCAGCTAAAGCAAACCCGGTAAACCTGCGTTCCGCATTGCGCTTGAGGTCCCGGTCAACCATCTCAAGCCTACGATCTTCTAAGGCAAGACGGTTCCATTCTTTTCTATCTATATAGCCGTTAGAGTCTAAATCAGCTTTATCAAACTCAGTCATTTATCTTCCTCGCGTATGCTATAGCAAGTTTTCTTTCTACTGTTATTATAACTACTTTTCCACGTTTGTCATATACAACGTATTTTCCTAATTTATTTTGGTATAATCTCACCCATTAGCCCACCGATCTGCACCCCAGATCAACAGTGCCGTTCCGGCCACAAAAATTACAACACCAACAACAACCGACAAAATATAAAACACACGGTCTCTGTGAGCAGCTTGAGCTTCCAGAGCTTCCTTCTGCCGAACACGCGCCGCAGCGGTTTCCCTGACCACCGCGTCCCACATTCCAACGGGCCCATACAAGCGGCAGGCGGACCTCAATTCCTCTTGGGCTTGCTTGTGCGCCATCTTTGCCTGCGCTATGGCAAAACCTTCTTCTTCGCTGGACGTAAGCCTGCCCAACGGTCCTTTGTGTTTTCCAGATTCTGCTAAATTTATATCAGCTTCTAACTTGGCAAGTCTACCAAACGCGGGAAGCAAGGCGTGTGTATCTTTTCCGGCCTTAATAGCTGCGCTTATGCCGCCTGCTATTTTTGTGACAGCACCCGCCAAGGCCAATACCTCAATCATGCTAAACACCCCTTTCTTTTAAAAGGCACTATAACATGTGTATAACTTTTTAAAAAGTTAGAAAGGGCTAAGAGGGATAACCTATGTAACTTTTTCCGCGGATCGCGGCACCCGCTCCACGCATAGTCATCTTTTTAGGTTTGCTCGTATCAGCCATAGGAGCCGGAGCCGACTTGCCGTATGGAATGCGGCCTTGGCCTTTAATGTCCGCATAGCTAACCGCTTCAGGTGTTTTACCCGGCGCGGAGCCGTTTACTCTTACTTTAGCCATTATTTTGCTCCTTTTTTCTTTACAAGTTTTTGCGCGGCTCGTGAGCCCCGCGCCGCTGCAATCATACTACCACCCGAATTTCCTTTTAAAGCCCTGTGAATACCGCTTCCTACAGCGGCACCAACTAACTTGACAGCATACTCTTGCATGGTGGGTATCTTTAATACGTCTTTATCTGCCATTAGTTATCTCCTTTGCTTAAAAATACGAGGTTTAGTACAATCTGTCAAACAGACCTTTATTGTGGGGACCCTCGTTGTTTAAGTATTTCACGTTGCATTGCAGCATCAATACGAGCCGAAGTCTGTTGCTCTTGAGATGCCAAACGTTCCTTGAACTGTTGACCGCGCATTTGCTGGCCACGGGCGTCAAGCTCAACCTTGGCTTGGTCAATCTGGTTGTCTGCCTGATCCGCTGCCGCCTTCTGCTGCATCTCAGCCTCTTTAAGCTGAACAAGTGGGTCAGGAGCGCCTGCACCTGTCATCTCGCCAGAAATTTGTTTGACCTGCTGCAACCCTTCAGCAATAAAGTTAGCCGTTAGCTGCTCAATTTGTAACATTTGTTCGTCATCGGCAGGCTGACCACCTTGTTGCTGAACTTGTTGTAAATATGCAACTGCGGCCTGCTCTCTCGCAGCCTGTTGTACGTGTTCCATGACATGCTTTTGTATAGAAATAGCCACTGGGGGCATCGTACCAACAATAGGACTTGTGCCAAAAACCAAATGTGCCTGAATGTGCGCTTGGTGGTTCTGACCCTCAAACGCCCGAAGTGGCAACATGTCCAAAGCATTAATGTTCTCTTGCGCTGGATCAAGCGGTTCAGGCTCTTCTGTAGGTATAGACTTCATCAAACGGTCTACATCAACAACGCCAATCGCTTCATACATGTCCCGAAAAGCTTCGTGCATGTTGTGAATCTCTGGTGCCTGACTTGCAAGTTGTAACTTAGTCTGAGCTAACGTAATGCGCTGGGCCTGACTGAAAGCGTTTGGATTGCTAACAGGTACAACGTCAATGCGGTCATCAAAGTCCGACGCCATGATAGTCTCGTCGCCGCCCGCTACAGAATACGGATATTCCTGCGGTAAACTCTCCGACATAACACGCGCAAGTATCTTAAACTCCAACCGCATCGCATAGTGTAAACGCTTATGGACCGCGCTCATTACACGAGAACCCTGCTCCATAATCGCCATAGTAGTTCCGACGGGCGCGTTCTGATTACCCTGACCAACCTTTAAATCTGTAATGGTCGCGAACCGTTGACCCGCCTCAACAACAAAACCAAGCAGTTGAAACAATGTCTGATCCGGACCTTTGAAGGGCAGCGGCATGAGACTATCTCGGATAGCCCCGCCCGGTGCGTCCACATCTCTGAACTCTCCGGGCTGTAACGGTTCATCGTCGTCTCTGATCCGTAGTCCGCGGGCCTTGAAGCCCGCTGGGAGGTTGGACAACGTACCCGCGTCAATCAACTGTCGCAATGCCGCCGTGGCGGTTCTCGACAAACCGCCAATCGTGTGGATGAGCCCCAAGCCATAAAAACCAAAACCCGGTAAAAACTTGTAATGTGTAAAATACTGGATTTTTTTCTTCTTAGGGTCGTCCTGTTTGTAGTTCCTACGGATACTTAAAACTTGTCCATTATCCATAGAAAGCGTCACTATGTACGGTATCTTAATGCCTGTTGTTTCGCCGTCGTCATCAACTTCTTCATAACCTTCTAAATCCAAATCAACGTGACACTCTAAAATAGTGCAGTCATAATCAATCTGAGTAGGTTCAACTCCTTCAATACGGTTTAATTCTCCATCAACGCCAGTAATTTCGCGCTGGGCTGGAATAACATCCACGTCTAAATATGTCCCCATAACCTGACGTTTACGCAAATCATTCAAAGACATGCGTACAACCTGAGTAACATTGGGGCACGTGTCGAGGTCCACGGTCTCATACGGAACAACCAAGTTCTCCGCAGGAACAAACTTAGACACCGCACGATCTAACGTCTCGTCAAAATAAGTTTTCTTAAAAGTAGAACCCGCCAGTGGTAAATAAAACAACATCTGGTCCATGTCAGGAGTGTAATCCTCCATAACATCTGTAATGTAATAATTCATAAACTGTCGAACACGCTGGCCCTGCTCAACCTTCTTGCGCGTTTCTTTGCCCATCACAACTGTGCGGACGGGACCCGAAGACGGTAAAAGCTCGTTAAAAGCTTGAGCCTGAAACTGAGTAGCAGCCTCGGCTAAAAGAGGGTGCGTAACCCCTGTTGATCCTCGAAACGGCTGTGTGCGCTCCTCATAATTAAACCCAAGAAGTTCCAAACCATTAGCATACGCATCTTCCCAATCTTGACGGCCCGACTTGTTTGCGTCGTACTCAGCAAGCATCTCGCTCGAAATTCTTGACAACTCCCGGTCAGGCATCTCTTCAGCAAGGTTTGCATCAAAATCTTCCCCCTCGCCGCGCTGGTCCGCAGGGTCAAAATCAATCTCAACACCGCCATCCTCGGTCGGTGTTATCCCAATCTCACCAACATCATCCGCTTCAATCATAGCCATGACATTGTTTTGAGAGTCCGGTAACTCAATTTCTATCTCAGCAGCTAAATCATCTTCATCAAATTGAGAGGGGACCCCAGTGTCAATTAAACTGCTTGCGTATCCATTTTTTTCTTCAGCCATTCAACTCTCCTATGCGGTCTAATCTAAAAACTGTTGATAATTACCGCGTGTCGTATCAAAATAACCGTCTTTGTCGCGGTTGAAATAAACATCAAAACCCTCTTCGGGAGACTTAAAATTTGCCGGAGCGTTAGGTTGATCCTCGGCAGGAGTCATGCGCTCCTCAGGACTACGGCCCATTATTACCTCTAATTGTTCTAATACTTTTGCGTCAACAGCTTCTGCTAACTCTTCTAAAGTAGCGTTTATTCCCGCTTTTTTAAAAATTTGTATGCCAACTGCGTTGTTGCGTAAATCCATCTTCATGTCTTCGTCATTAGAAGCACTCCCGAAAGGAGTAAACCGATCCATAAACTCACCAAAATTACCCGCACTCGTCGCAGATTCGGGACCATATTTTTTTGCCAATACCGCAGAAGCTAGGCCATGAGCCCGCACATCCTCTAACTCTTGGTAAGTTGGTAAATCTTTACGAGCCCGGCCAGTGCGAACTTTCTCAGAGTAAAGTTCCTTGTCCGTAGGAATAACACGCTGCCCCGTTACAGGGTCTATAACTGAAGGATAACCAAAATCATCTATAAGAGAACTTTGAAAATCGTCCTCAGAAGAAGGATAAAAGTCCTCGTACCGATCACTGCCGGGACGAGCAGACTTACTAATACCCTCTGTAATATTATCGCCAAATACTTTGTCAAATAAAATACGGCCAATACCCCTCTCCCGGGGCATCTCTGGAGCTTCTTCAAACAATTCTTCTTCTTCCAAAGCTGGGGGAGAAAGGTCCGTGAACCGCGGAATGGGACTCATCGCCCCCGGAGCAGGGCCCCTGAAACTTTCCGGTTGCAATATAGGACGTAGTGAAGACAGTGAATCAGGTCTCGATACAGGAACTAATGAAGAAGAAGGAGCATAGCTAAACGGGCCAGCCATGCCTAAGTTTACTGGAGAATCCATGAGCCGTTCATTCATATCCACGCCTTTCCTCTAATAGTATGCCGCCACTCTAACAGAGTTTTCTTCATCTTCCCAGTCATCTGTTGGTAATTGTACAAAATTTCCTTGCCTATAGCGCATAAGAGCCTGTGTCATACTATCAACTAAGTCGTCATGTTCCCCATTCGGAAACGCAGCAACCTCCTCAATTAACTCATCTGCCCACGTCTCGTCGGGGGCCCAAACCATTCCAGCCTCAAATAATGGCGAAACACTGTGAACTCTCATTACCTTATCGTTTCCACGCGAAGGTGTAAAGTTTACAACAGGAATCCCCATGTTTCGTAATTCCTGAGTCAGAGGGGTCCCGCTTGCTTTTGCCTCAATAATAACCGTGTCAGGCTCCCAAAATTTGTAATTATCCAAAGCAATCTGCTTCAATTCCGGGAAATCCCATCTTCCCTTCTGACTGTCCAACAAAATTAAATTAGGACCACTCCCACCCTCGTTAGGATAAAACACGCCCCACGTTGTAATCGCACTGTAATCCGCAGTCTCCCGCTTGCTAAACGCCGTATCGTAACTCTGTATCACATACT